GCTTATCATTAGCAGTGCCTGCATGTCCGGACCTTTGTTCGCAGACTTTTGAAAGAACGTGGTCGGGGCTCTTATCTCGGTTCTTCCAAAAGTCTGCGAACAAAGGTCCGGACATGCAGGCACTGCTAATGATAAGCCCCTCATTGTATTTGTCCAGCATCTCAAAGTCCATGCGGGGATAGCGATAGAAGTTTTCAGGCTGATAACTGTCGGACACCAGCTTGAACAAGTTGTTTAGACCTGTCTGGTTTTGGGCTAGCATGACAAGGTGACGGCGTTCATTGAGTGGGTTACGCTTCTTTTGGCGATCCTCATCCTCAATGACCATTCCGTATTCTTCTTTTTTCTGCCGCTTGGAATTCGCTTTGTGCTCTTCATACATCGTGCGCCATTTGCGATGGGACTTGATGAAGTAAGACTCACATCCATAGAGAGCCCTGAAGTCTTTCCCGTCTGCCTTCATTTTCTTCAAATGCTCTACCTGAAATGATAGCCCATTCATGTGACCGTGATCAGTAAGAGCGTGGGCATTCATCCCATTCTCATAGGCGAAATCCATATGCTCGCTGGGCATGCCCAAGCCATCAAATGGAGAGAGTCCAGAGTGAGCGTGGAGTCCCACAAAAGGGATCTTGCTTTCAATGCGGTTAACCATTAGCAATCTTTCATTTTGGTGTGATATTATTATAGCCTACAAAAAGCTTTTGTTCAAGAAAAAAATGAGCAGGGCTCCCACTGCCCTGCTCTCCACCCAACGTATGGGGAACACCGATTATCTGTAAATAGTAATTTTATGACCCTTGTTCCTCTTTCTCGTCATCGTCGGGCTTCTCGCCATACACATCCTTGTGTCCATCTTGATAGGTAATGATAGTCTGATTAGCCGGATGTGGCTCAATGTGAACCTTCACAAAGTCGCTCATACTATCAAAGATGGCAATACCTCCGCGAGGGGGTGGGTAAAGCCAATGAACAACGCATTGACCTGTCGCCATGACGACGCCTTCAATAACGACGCCTTCGCCTGAAACTCCTGTTTCATCCTGTTGGCGATAAACTGTGAAACTAGTAATCCCTCGTGGTGCCAGCTTGGGTGGTGGCTTGGGGATCAGATCGTCAGCAACCTCTTCAACCCTTTTGTTTTCTTCACTCATAATGTTATTTGATCCTTGTACAAAGAACTCACCCTGTTTAGACGCGGAAGGTCCAGAGGGTATACCTCATCACAGCGGTAAAATTGTTTAATTTTCCGGTTAGGATTGGTCTCTAGATCCCACGCTAAAGAAGATTCATATTGTTGGTCCTCAAGCCACCTTATGGAAAAATGTGTCCAGCCGTCCTTATCTACCATTTTCGCCTCAATGACCCCAAAGCGGAGGAGTCCGTGACGGTGGGCATATACGGGCTTACCTATTCCAAAACTATTGCTCATCATTCTTTCCCTAAAGTGTGTTATTTTTCCGTTACGCAAACTAAGTGATTTTCACCAATAAATGTATATTCGCTCCCATCAACCGTAACCTTTTCAATACCAAAAGCATGTACCACCACTCTCCTTCCGGAGAGATCTTCTGCACAGTTGTCAGCACAAGAGACGACAGTGGCTACAATAAAATCCTGCGGCTTTTCCTCCTGGGGAACAAAGAAGCTGCCCGTTCTCGGCTCTTCTTTCACAACTTCAATAAGTAGTCTGCGGTTCAAGGGTTTCATCATAACTCTGTCCAATACTCTGAAATCATTACAAATTCTATATCTGATACAGTGCCCCATTCGCGAATGCCGCAATGCTTGCAATAGCATTCCACCCCAACATGACGATGAGGCATCGCCTTAGATTGTCCTGTGGGCAACCAACGGTGGGGAACCTTGTTGGTGTCTTCTCTCTCGCACAACGCGTCTGCAATTTGCGGAGGCATAATGAAATTCAAGGTAGCCATAAACTAGTTTTCCTTTCGGCTCTCTTATATATTACCCTAAAGTGTTTACTAGTTTAAGTGATTTCGCACGCACCGCCTGCACAGGCGACCTCGCCCTTCAGATCAGTGTTGTCGTCATCCTCTACAATCTTAGTAAGATCAACCGAAACAAGCTTCTCCAGCATAACAGTGTATTTTTCCTCTGAGCAGTCTTCGAAGGGAGACTGAGTATATGTCCCTCCATCATAAGGAAGAACTGCTAGCCCGTTATAATGCTGTCGGTTGTTCCACATCCATTCACCGGCATCGGTCCACTCGTTTTCGTGGAGAGAGATGGTGGCTGAAACGTTGTGTCCATTCTGTCCAGAGCGTTTGCCAGGGTTGACCCACTCCTTGGTAATTTTCTTTACCCGCCGCAAAAGTTGGAACGCACTTTCGTCACGCAGGATAGAACCTTCAGGTGCTCGTTGAGGCACCGAAATGACGGCTGTATCGTGGGGGCGGAAAAACTCATCTTCCACCAACTCAGGGTGGTGAATTGCAAGGTGCCAATAAATTGGCTCATTTTTGCCAACTCTGATTCGGCGGATATAATAATCGTTGTGCCAGGCGTGGATGCCGCTGGATGTCCCCAGGGTCAAACTCGTGGTTCCCGCAGGTTTTACGCAGGTTGTGCGGGCTGCATGATTGATTCCGATCATGTCAGCAACACGGGCATTTTCTTCTTTCACAACGTTGGCAGCGTCCGTCAAACTAATGTCGTCTTGGAGTACACGACGCGAAGCGATACCTGTCATGGATACGCCAATGAGTGCGTCCTTTTCTGTGGTTCGCTGCCAGACTGGGCGAAGATAATGAAAGTCTGTGTAGCCTGCTTGGAGTGTGCCGATAAAAGCCGCGGCTCTCACTCGCTCTTCAAGGTCCTTTTGTCCTGTGATGTTGCTGACATTTACTTCGGTCAGGTTACAGAACTGGAAGGGTCGTAGTCCAATCTCGCAGCAAGGGTTGGTTCCCCAGTCCTTGTCGTTAGAGAGGTAGATGCCAGGCTCGCCAGCGTTGGATGCCTCCACTCGCTTCCATAAGTCTAGGAAGAATTCTTTTGTTATTCTGTGCCGTAAAAGTACAGCCGAGTTGTTGGCTCGTCCTCGCTGTGGGTTTTGTTCCCACCAGTTGCCAGCCTTGCAGGCAATCATCTCGTGGTCGTCAGCGGAGAACAGAGAGATGAGCGCGGCACGTCGGATGCCGCCAGCCAACACAGCGTCAGCGATATGGCAAACAATGTCGTGGACTTCAATAGCAGACAGTCTGTCGCCATCATTCTTTTCTGCGAGGACACCCTCAACCTTCACCAAACACTCCTTAAGAGGTTGTGGTCCTGGGGCTTTGCCGCCAGAGGTTACAAGGCGAGCACCTTTAGGGCGAATATCGCTATAATCAAATCGTAGCCGCGAGCCACCGAAGAAGTAACTGCGTACAAGATATTTAACAGCGTCAGCCCATCCTTCAATACTATCATTTATTAAATACCTCCGGGTTCTTTCTTGATTGGGTTTCCGAATTTCTGGCAGTTCATCAACGTGATGTTGCTGGACAGAGTATCCGACACCGGTTCCGCCGAGAAGCAAAAACATAATCTCGCCGAATACACGCCAGTCATCTACGGGAGCATAAGCGCAATTGAACACACGATTAGGAGAGATTTCAATAGGTTTCCCTGCGAACTGCATGGAGCGCATGGAGGGCAGAACCTTTTTATCATACACAAATTTATAATTATTCTTTATCTCTTCTCTAAGGTCGGGATACTTTTTAGCATGCATCATTAAATTTCTTGTGACCAGTTCCTCCCAAGTTTCACGGCGCTCTTTTTCTGGAAGATACCTTGCATACTTCATGTATACTGTGATATCTGACAGTATCTGCGTGGAAATGTCATTGGTGGTCATGGTACTGTTTTCTCCTTTAATTCTATGCTCTTTTTTAGGCTGCGCAGTTCATCTCTAAGGTTTAGTTGTTTTTTTTTATCTTCGGACTGTTGCTGGCGCTCTTCTTTAAATTGTCTATATTTCTTCCGAAGATGCGCATCTTGTTCTTGTTTGGTTTTCATCACCACGGCATCTATCGTTGAATGTTCATCGGGGGGAAGTACCTTAAGGTGGACCTTCGCCGTATCAAATTCCATGGGATAAACAATGCCATCAATGCCGTTGCGATTCTTGGCAACGAACATGCGTCCCCTGTTTTCTGTTTTGTCCTCAACTGTACGGGAGATAGTGCAAATAAAATCAGCCACAAAACACTTATTAAATGCTTCGCTGATAGACTCCATTGTGATAACTTCAGCGTTCAGTCCGCTGCGATTGGTTTGAGATGCTGTCCACACCGGAATATCCCAAACTTGTCCGATGGCGCGAAGTTCTTCATAAATGTTGCCGAGGCTATGCCGGAGTTCTTGGGATTTGAATCCCGTGGCTGTGGGGCGAAGAAGATCTGCGTAGTCCACAATGACCATATCCACGTTGACGCCTTTCTGTTTCAGCTTCTCAAGATGTGCCGTAATGGTCCGAGTAGATGCTGACTTCGTTGGATACTCTTTAATAACTAGTTGTCCAGGGATCAACTTCACTGCCTCTATGATTGGGTCTTTCATGGACATGAGATTTTTCAATTCAATGCCTGTGATACAGGAGTCGTAACGCTGTCCCACAACGGTGTCCGCTAGTTCTAATGTGTAATGAACTACCGTCTTGCCCTTGACCACCGCCATAGCACCAAGATGAGCAAGCGCCATGGACTTGCCTGCGCCTGTTGGAGCCACTACCACCCCAAGTTCCCGCTTTCCGAGTCCGCCCTTGGTGATGTTATCAATTTCGTCCCAATGGGTAGAAATAGGATTACGCATCTTCATCTCAAATCGGTCTTCCACATCTTTGTGGTAGTCGTGCCCGTGGTCGTTATCTGCCCCTAGGTTCATCGCATCGTTGATGACCTTTTGGATCTGGTCAAAACTCTGAGACTGAAGAAGGTCAACCGATTTCAGAATGGCTTCTTTTAGCTTCTGCTTCTTGCAGAAGTCTAGTGACTTCTCCTTGACATATTCATCATCGTCGGACCCAATAGCGTTGCTTTTGATGCGCGCCATAAAGTCAATGACTTGCTTAATGATGCTATCCGAATAGTCTTCTGTCTGAGTCCTGACGACCGAAACCATTGCTTCGTAAGTGGGATGAGGATATTGTTGCTTATGTTGAAAAAGCAAATCAACAAACACTTGAAGATATTTCAGTTCTAGATAGCTCGTATCTAAGACCTCCTCCATCTGGTTTGCAAAGTTGCGATCAAACAAGATCGTCTTCACCAGTTTTTCTTGGAATGACTTTCCGAACTTGCTGAAGGTGTCATGTTGATGTTCAGTCATTTACTATCCTTATTCCTTACTATACCGCATCTGGCGAAAATGTGAAGGCCATCTCATCGTTTTTTATGAGAGCCTAGCATCAACATAAGTTCGTCTATATTAAGAGTACCGATACCGTCCTTGAGGAGCATTGTCCTAATTTGGGTACGATTCAAGGTGCGCTCGGCATTTTGAATCGCATGCTTGAGTTTGCGGACTCCTTGCGACGATATGGTAGAGGTATATAGCTGCATAATTTCATAATTTGAAGCAATAATTTCCGCGCTTTCAAGAACTTTTTGAAAAGCCTTGACTTTATTTTTATTCTTTTTTGCGTGCGTCAAAATATCTTTTAGCGTATAGTCTTTATTTTCCGAAAGGAAGGAAAATCTTTTTGCCACCGTGGCAAGTCCAAGACCTTTTACTCCCTCTAGATTATCAGACTTATCACCCGTGATCGCCCGAGCCATAGCGAAGTTGCATGGGTGGATATTATATTCCTCTAGAATTTTATTCTTGTTCAGCACTTGCTCATTTTTGCCAGGTCTCACAAGGACCGTTTTGTCATCACACAACTGGATGAAATCTCGGTCTGAAGAAATGATTAGCTTCTGCCAGTCAGCATACTCATTACACTGACAAAGCCATGCAATAATATCATCCGCCTCTACGTTTTCCAAGGAAAGTTGAATAACTGGGAGGTTTTCTAGATACTCAGTCAGTCTCACAACTTGTGTATACTTGTTCTCTCGCTCTTCTTCGGGGGTCGCGAACTCATATTCTCGGTTGAGCTTGGGGGCTTTGCGTCCTACTTTGTAGTTTTTATTTTTCTCCCTGCGTTTTTGGGAGCCGCCCGGACCTTCCCAGGCAACAATCACCTCATCGGGCCTTGCTCGGCGCACCTCCTTTTGAAGGGACCTCATAAACCCTGTAAGCCCTCCGATGGGATTCCCGTTAATGTCCAACTGGGGGGACATAACATAATTTCGGATGAACATGTTTTGTCCATCAATGATCAGCAATCGCTTCATGCTACTTCTCCTGTGAATTCTAGCGTACCACTTCCATAATCAGTGGTGAAGACAGCGCGCTTCATTCCGTATTTATTAATAAGATCCTGGCACATCTTGCACGGGCAAGACATTCCAGGGTGGCCTGTGCGACCTTTGCGAGCAATGTAAATTGTTGCCCCCCTTAGTTGATCTTTGTTTTTAACTCTAGAGATTGCATCCATTTCAGCATGAACTGATAGAGTATAAGAGTTGCCATCCTCGTCTATTAGGATAGAGTTGGGATGCGTCTTGTCGCGATTGCGACCAATGGATAGCACGCGTCCTGCTTTTACAATAACCGCAGCATGTTTATACTGAAGGTCTTTGCTGTAGTGCTCGCCGTCAATCCTGCGCAAGGCCAGCCTAAGATACTTGTTGCGTACCGTATATTTCGGGTCGCTCTCCATGTGTCGGACATTCCTGTTACTTCTTACCTATTCTACACTCATCCTCTAAAATGTCAAGAACTCTTTCTTTGAATTTCTTGTCTTCTAGAAGCTTTGGAAAGTCCTTACTTTGGAACTTTTTATCTTCCCCGTCAATACTGATAGTGTACCAAGCACCACTGCGAACGCAGCCAGGCGTACCAGCGATGGCAGCAAGCCAGGAACCTTCATCATCAATCCCAACTCGGTCATTAGCGAGGTCAAACAACACATCAAACTGACAACTCCTTGGTGAAGGTCCGAAACGGGACTTCATGGTCTTGGCACTTGTGTGAAAACCGATGACCTGCTTCTTCTCGTTGCGGATTTCTCCATTGGCCTTGCCCTTGTGTTGGGTCAGCCAGATACGAGTAGAGGCGTGGTAGGGCAAAGCCTTTCCGCCGGGCTCAACTCGGTTGTCTCCGAACATCACGCCGATGTTGGTTTTCAACTGGTTCGTGAAGACAAGGGCAATTTGTTCTTTACCTAATGTCTCCGTTACTTTTCGCATGCCTTTAGCTAGAGCCTTGGCTGTCAGACCGATACGGCTGTTGGGATCATAGTCGCCCTCAACTTCCGCTTTGACTGGTGTGCCGGCAACGCTGTCCCAAACAATACACACAAGCTTGTCTGGTGCTTTTTCGCGGATGCGTCCAATCAAGCGCTCAATATTCTCAAAAACCTCTTCAACGGTGCCGGGCTGGACATACAAGAAGTTGTTCTTAGTGTCAAGTCCCAACTGCTCCATGAAATCTGGAGAAGCTGCGTTCTCGGTATCAACATAGACAGCGAGCCCTCCCATCTTTTGTGTGTTCGCCAAAATCTGTGTGACGATGAGGCTCTTACCGCTGGCAGACTCACCAGCAATCGTAGTGAGTTTGCCGACAGGAATGCCACCATTTCGGCGGTTAGAAATAATATAGTCAAGAAGAGTGGAGCCGGTGGGGATCCAAGTCTTCACATCAGTTGGGTTATCCCCATGCAGGTCATATGCTATATTTTCTTTAGCTGCCTTGTTTAATTCGCTGCGCAAATCATTTACAAGGGAGTTTGTAGCTCCTCTAGCCATTTTAATCTCCATAATGGAGAGACACCTATAACCCCGTGCCTCCCTGCGGGTTTGGCGGTCAACTACGCCAATAGATCGTCAAACGCTGACTCAATATCAGAAACGCCCTCTAAGCTAATGTTTGGCTTCGTGGCTTCGTTGCTGTTATTGTACTGGGTGGTTTCGGATCCAGTGGTGGTTTCCGTATCCCCAAGAGTCTCGTTGAGAACCTTCTCGCAGTCCTCGTAGGTAGCTACATCAAAAATATCAGTAGCTGGGACGATGCTCTCCAGAAGAGTGTTGACCTCCTCTTCTGTCTTCGCCAACTTGCTGGTGCGGCGCATCGGGCGGACATCAGTCGTCGGAAAGGCTTGACCAGACTTCTTGCCATAGTCAATACGCAGGTCCGTTCCCTTTTCGGTGTCAGTAATGTCACCGTACTCAGGGTCAAGAACTACATCAAGTAGTGCTTGGTAGGTGGTGCGGGAAAAGCCCCACCAGCGAACGCCCTTGTCCTCTTCGCCACGAACGACGATGGGAGCAAAAACTCGCATCTTAGGCCAAAAGCGTTTGGCTGCCTCCTTGGAGCCGTCGGTACCTTCGTTCCAAAGACGAGTTCCCCACTCTGCGATGGGATCGGGGTCGCCATTCGTGCGAGGACTGAGGACGGTTGTTTTACCTTCGGCACCCATGCCGTAATGATAATATGCCTCAAAGAAAGGGTCGCCATTTGGTGGACACACTAGCCGCAACTGGTGTGTGCCTTCTTCTGGCTTCCAAAAACTGTCGGAGGAGTCGCCCCCCTTGGTGGTAAGAGCGGCGTGCTTTTGCCGCATCTTTGCAAGATCAATACCCATTATTTTCTCCTTTACTGGTTAGTTGACCGTGTTAATACTATACCACACCCTCAGAGGGTTTATAGTAATTCTTGCTCTTTTTTTGTTTCCCTAGAAAAAGGAAAGGGTTAGCCCTGCGCCTACTCGGCGGGCTCGGTGGGAGCCGGCTCATCTTCTATTTTAAAGATCTTGGAGACGCTAATTTTGTGGACTCGCAGGTCTTTGCCGGCAGTCAACAGAACGCTGTCGCGATACCCTTCCCAGTTAAGTTTAAGGTGCTTTCCAGTCTGACCATCGTGCTCCAAGGCAACAGCCTTATTCAATGCATTAATAGTGTAAAGGGTGTTGGTCTGCTTCTTTCGGTGGACCCGAATAGTATAAAGTCGGGGATTGAATGTTCTATCCCGACTAACCACTGCATTATATGTGAGAAATTTATTATCCGGATTCTCTAAATCTTCAAGGAGGAAAATAAACTTATTCGTCAAATTTAGCTTATTAGCTATGAATTCTACCTCTTCTAGTATTTGCTCCTCTGAGGCACCCTTCAAAAAAGATGCCAACAAAACGCCCCTAGGCTGATTCATATATAAATCCCTCGTCAATGTTGATTAAATAGTTTTAACTTTCCCTTTAAACTATTTCTTCAGCCTTCTAAAAGCGGCTGAATCTGCGAGGAATAGGCGAGACAAAGAACCATCAAATCGTCAAAACTCGTAGAGTATACTGAAAAACTACTTGATATATCGTCTTGTTTGTAACTTTTTACATGATTTTTGATCTTTTTCATCAGGGAGGAATCATCTGCTAGCATTTTTTCAGGAACCCCATAAAAGAAGTGGATATCCCTTGCGGACTCCAGGGGGTACAATAGTTTTGTGTCCTGTTGGTCTTCCTCCAGAGAGGAGACCCCAAAGGTTGCTAAGCGGGCAATGTTTCTAGGCTCTATTTTATTAGCCAGGATCGGCTTGGTGTGATTGAAATAATTAATCATTGCTACAACGTAGGCAATAAAATACGAGATACTACTCTCATAATCATGTATTGAAACATCGCCGACGAGTGCCTCTACCCTTGTCCTGTCCACTAAGAATATATTTTCAAACACCCCGCTGCGGGCATATTCTTGCAAAATATTAAATGTAATCTTGTCGTCTATCTTTTGTTGCTCCGAACTCATCAACCTATCCGGGCACACATAGAGCACATGAAGGCACGCATCTTTGATTGTTTCTAAGATCCTCAGAGAAGCTCCTGTGATCGGCTCGCCACCGCCCACAACCATCAGAACTTCGTCGCCCTCCTTTATTGAGCGCAGATAAACAGAGACCTCCTGCTGGTCTATGCTTTCTTCATAAGACTCAGCATCTGGCTGCGGCGCTAGCGATAAGCCTCCTCGCTCATCAAGGTCCGCATCTATTTTATAAATTCTGTACTCTGGGTATTTTGTTAGTTGTTCCGCTATGAAACAGCCCGTTTTGCCCAATCCGATAACTTTATCCAAGTCGCGACGCCCTCATAGAACCAAGAGTTTTACCTCTTTTTATGTTTACCTTGAATTTCCCGAAGTTGGTGGAAGTCATCAAAGATACTAATGTGTTAATTAGATGTTCATCCTCGTTTTTCATGTCCAGTACGACCGCATCATGAATCAAAAAGGCAACAGTAGATCCACAAGAGTGTTTTTTTAGGACGTGCTCAAGCTTTAGAGCCTGCTTTAGCGTCAATTCTGCTGCGGTAGACTGCACAAGGTAGTTCAGAGCGTGATGACGAGATGTATCAGAAATTTGCTTCCCAAACGGCGTTCTAACTGTTGAGCCATCCCAATATTTGTTTAGCAGGAGATCCTTTTCATAAAATGAGGCTAATTTGTCCGCTTGTGCGCGCATATCTGAGGACTTTGCGCCATAAAGCCATGAAAAGAAGGCAACCTTTGCATCCTCTCGCGAGACAAGATCAGTGAACACCTCTTGCAAGTGATAATCATGCACATCATCGTCGGGCTGCGGCTTCTCCAGCAGCCCCAGGAGGGTTCGGACCTCAGCCCCGTTGAAATCCAATTCCAAATAATAATCATTGGTTGGTAAAATAGCAGACCGAAAAGCCTTGTTGAGAGTTAGGATCGGAAAAGATCCCCTCTTGGTCGTGAGTCTGCCGGTCTTAGTTCCGAACTGATTATAGCTCACATGTGGTGGTGACGCTAGGATAGCTTTTGCTTGGTTTGCGAGCTTTGGAACTTTAGCCAGGGATTTAACCTCTCTCGTGTTGATCTTGATTGGTTGGGCTGCAATGTCTCCCAGCATCATAGAGATGTGCTTGTAGAATTTATATCGCTTTGGCTTCTCTATTGTCTTCAAGATATGTTCACAGATTTTGTTTTTTACCTCGCAAAATTCCATCAAGAATCGCTGCGGCACCAAATCAAAGAAGCAGTTCTCAAATGTATCAACCTTTGAAATGCTGAGAGAACGCTTAAAGGCTTGAACCTTCCTTGACACATCTTCCCAATCGTCTTGTAGGTATTCGGGGATATTGTCAGCGATCTTGCCGCCTTCCAAATAGAGGGAAACATAGTCAACATCTAGATCTCGCAAGTATGGAGCATATTTCCAAGTCTTACTTAAGGAGTCCGGAAACTGGTCCGGATCAAAGATCAAGTTGTTATGAGTATAGATCCCGACGCAATCCGATTTGTCGTCCAATGTTTGAAATATCATTTACACTCTCAATTCTTCGCGATCGTGGATCAGACTCAATTATATCCCCTACAGTGTCCAATGTTAATGGATCAATATCATATGGCCCGATGTATTCTTCCTGAATATATCGCAGTGCGCGGTTATAGCCGTTGCGCGCGCTCAGGTTATAAATGTTCATGATCTGCTGGACCTCGCGTCTTCTGAGCCTGGTTGACCTCTCAGGGTCACGCTCTGCTAGGCGGGAAATATAGAACGTCTTCAGTTTCCACCTGTCACCATAAGCGGCTTTAAATTCTGATTCGTCAATCTGACGGCGCTCAATGATCTCAGTCTCCGGAGTGCAATCAACATGAACAAAGTCCTCACGAACACTGACAACTGGAAGCGTTGCAACATAAGTGTTATAAAAGTTGATCAAGTAAGTCTGGAGGCTGTCTGCGTCCGAGTTCCATGTTTCATCATATGCTGTAGAGAACAAAATGTGAAATACTTGCTGCTGAGAGGACGCGTCTTTGACGCTTTGGTACTCCTGATAGCCCGGCTGGGGCTCTCCGTTTTCATCAAAGTGAACTGCTACACGGCGCATAATATCTTCCATACCGGGAACCTGGGAATATCCAAATGCCATGGGTGCTAACTCTGGGTCTTGCAAAGTAGGGTCGCATTCTGTCACCACGTTCGCGCTGTCAAATTCTTCAATAGGCACACCATACATGTATTCTTGCATGGCTTCATTGCGGAGATCAGCAACCAAACGCCATGGAATATTTCGGTCTATCATAAATCCATATTGAGCAGCTATATGAGCAATGAGTTCAAAATTTTCGTCCAAGTATTCATATGACTTTGGAAAGTCTTCGCTTGGGTTTTGGCTGCCAATCTCTAACATAAGCCCAGAAGTCAGGGGCGACATGATGCCGCCTTCCAAAAATCCACTGAAAGTGATTGGACCCACTAGCGAAACTACCATATCCATATACTCATCAAACACACTGAGAAAACTATCAATGTCTGTGATTCTTCTGTCTTTGCCGCCCAAAGGTAGGAAGGTGGTGTTGAAGACACTATACACGTCTTCTCGCATATAGTTGTCATATTGTGTAGAAGCCGGTGCCCATGCCTTGATAACCTTCGGGTCAAACCACGGACTGTCTTTATAAATTAGGTTTTGGTCGCCAAGAGACCTAACACGTTCTGCAAAGTCTCTCCAAGCATCAGCTACAAAATTCAGAACAAACTGTGTTTCAGCGGTATAGCGCATTGGCTTAAGTTGCTTTTGGTCCACAACAACAGTATTGCCCTTTGTGCTAACAATCCCATAAAACCTCTCAGTAGTCCATGTGCTAGTGGAGTTCTTGATTAGGTCTGGTGGGAAGATATTATTATTATATCTTTGTCTTTCGTTGAAGATTGTTTTAGCTCCCAAATTATTAGAGCCATAAGAGTAGCGTAAAATGTCCTCTTCTGGGTTTGGTTTTTTGTCTTTCTGGATAGCCATTACTTTTTACTCTTTTTGTTTCTCATGCGATGCTGAAACACTGCGTCTACTGTTGTTGAATAACCTTGGTTGCTGATCCGGTTAGAAGATCGGACAACTCTATAATACCCCCCAAGAGCCAAGACCTCGTTTGCCATGCTCCCAAGAGCCGCGCGACTGTCAATGCAAATCAAATCGCCATTCTTATGTAAAGTATTTCCTACCATGTCCAGCGAAATATTCTGCGGCAAGATTAAAGCATTCGGATATCGGTTGTCTTGTCTCAGTTCCTCCACCAACATAGCCTGAAATTGGGGTACGTCTTGTTTAGAGAAATTAAAGTTTTTTGCAATACCTCTGTCTGCCCCAAGCGCATAGTGAAAGATTCCAGCCTTTTCATCTTTGGTTCGGTCACCCGTAAAGTCAGTATCAATCTGTCTGGCGAACAGTACATAATAGCTCATAATGGGCTTGCTTGATGACACGATTTGATTAAATAGGTTTCTTTTAATCTCCGGAAAATCATCCTTCAACAACAGCATCAAATCCCTATCTTTTTCTGGCTTGATTTCGTGCTGGGTCATGTACAAGGTATAGTCAAACGAAATCCTCATCTTATATTCGCTCTGGTTATTTAGGAGCATGGTTATGGCACTCAGCAGTTGATCAAAGAACAGCCGGAAAGGATATTCATCACGGTCTTTGTCTACCATATTATCAAACAAAAACTGGACCAAATAATCTAAAGCAATGGGGATATCATAAATTGGCTCGTTGTAGTGGTTGTACCAATCCATATAGCCAGGGACACCTAAAAGCGTGGGAGTAAAAGTTCCAAAGATAAGTTTAATATCCTCCCTCATATCTGCATTTTGCATAGCGGCAACAACAATGTCGCCAAAAAGCACAAAAGGTATCGCCATATACTCAGGTTTATTTGAGGGTGGACCTTCTTTAGCTCCGCGAGTGAATGTCTTACTAAGCGGACTACTCTCTTCACTTTCTATAAACTTGGCGCGGTCTTCTGGTGTCATTTCTGCCAGCTTCTGAAGTCGTTCTCTGGCTTTAGTTGCAGACGTCGCGCCGGATCCGCCGATTTTGATATCAACTTGATCATCAGCCCCCTTCGTTGCATGAGCTACATACACACGAGAACCATGTCCAGTGCCGCCGATAAGGTTGTTGATAAGGGATGCATACCTTTTAACTCGTAATTCTTTTTTAGCCTTTAGGTAGGCTTTCTCTACTGACTCTGCATAGCCATCTAGTATAGCTAAAGCTTTTTTCTGAGCCTGGGGGTTCGTATTGCTACCATAAGACTCTTCTAAGACTGCCAACTCCCTCTTTGTTGCGATAAAGTCAGACTCCCTCAAGAGCCTATCTAAACGCACAGGTATTTTGCCCGTCGCTTTGATAAGCTCTTTGCCATAGCTGTCAGAGGTCATTTGATGATAAAGATACCCATCGGGGTCTATTTTTTTGTTTGACAAGTCCTTGAGCAAACCTTCGGCATAGATCATCACTTGTTGACTATTCAGACTTCCTTGAGAAAAATTATTTTCCCCCAGAATGTCAGACTCTACAGAGTTGAGATAACTATCTGAAGAGCCCACATAGTCCAACGTGAGGGTTACCGGACCCTCTTGAGAGAAATTCACATCATAATTTGTGAGATTAAGAAGAATAACTTTTTGTGTGTTGCGGACGCCGGCTTTGAAGCTTTGAAGTTTTTTTGAATTACTGCCAAACAACCTTTCTAAATCCGCTTTATTTCCTTTTGGTATTGACCACCCTACCGCTACCTTGAGTTGCTTAAAGTCATCTGTCACTTTGTCGTTCTTATTCTTTGGTGGTGCTGTTCCTGGCTTTAGCGACGCTTGAAGCTTATCCTGGCGAATGCGGAGCCTCTTCATTCGTCCGGCGATGCCAGCATGGTCGCCTCCAGTCACTGCCGGGTCCGATGGGTGTTTCTTTCCGTTAGTAAAGATGAAATTTAAATACTCTTTATTTATAAGCTCTGTCAGTGTGCCAAAATATAATTCTAATTTTGCCTTGATGATCTTATCACCTTCGTGCTTGTTGTGATAATCCCAAGTAAAGCTTTTTATTCCCACCTCGGAACCTTTACTGAAGAGTCTATTTGACCGATCATCTTCTGGGTCATAAATTGTGTTTGCCCGGCGGGCAGCGGCGAGGTTCTTTATCTTTTTCTCGCTCGCATGGTCGCTAAAGTATACCTCTTTTTGGAGTGGTCTTCCTGTCTTTTTATTCTTTTCCCTTGAAACAATAAAAAACCTCAATAACGGCATGAGTGAGGATAATTGTGCCGGAGTGGCATGCAAAAACGATGACATGTCCGTAGGCTGTAAGAGTTCTAAGACACCCTGCGGCGACATTCCAGCCGCTGGAATAACATATTTGTTTCTTCTTTTGAATCTTTCTTTGGCCGGCGATAGTGGAATGTTGCGAGTGACCGGGGCTGAGGTTACTGAAGTTTCTTGCTTGATCTTTGCCATGTTGGCGATCAAAACCTCTTGCCCTGTCATGCGAACATCTGCTTTGCCGGCAGCAATACGGGCGGCTTCCTCGGCTTTCTCCTTTTCTATCCGCTTTTTCTCGGCTTCTTTTTTCGCGCGGTCTCTGGCGACATCGGATGGCACACCACGACCACCACCCGGTAGTCCGGCTCGGGCCCGGGCGGTTTCGGCTTCTTCCTCAGAGCCCGGAGTTGGTATCCCGGCTCGCTTTTTCCAATGATCCAAGTGGTTGGGGGGAGGAGACATCAGAAGAACGCCAATACATCTTGGAGAGGCAGAGGAACATAATAAATATCACCTACTTTAAACTCTGCTTCTGAGCCTTTTTTGTTATACCATGCAATGACCCACCAATAATCGGGTGAACCATAATATTCATTAGAGACATTATAAAGTTTGTCTGTTGCTCTCCAAACCTCGGTTACGTTTGTGAGGTCGGATATATAATCATTAGAGGGATAAGAAAACTGAGGAGATTCATACTGGTAAGTTTCCTTGATCCCTCTTCTGCGGAAAAATACATTCCTGTAGTTGGGGTCGTCATTCTTGAATATTCTTCTGCCGGCGTATCGTGAATATGTCATGTTGTTTAATCCTTTTTATTGCCCAGAATTCGGGATGCATCGGCTTTGTCGGGACTATTTGGGTCTTTCTTCTTGAACCGCTTTGACTTACCAGTCTTAGGATTGTGGTAAAGTTCGCCGGGGTCACGGTTTTTGAGGCGTGCCCTAGTGGAGGAAAGCTTTCCCTGGTCGTCCCTTTCCGTGCTGTAGGGAAAGGTCAGCTTGCTTGCGTGTCTGGAATTATAAACAAATCTGTTGCCTTTTTGGCGATACCCAAGTTCGTGTTCGTGGAGAACAACAAATTCAAAATTAAGCCTATAAGTTTTTGGGTAATACTCGTTCCACTGTGGGTTTCGCCGCGAGCCGTCAGCATGGGGCTCAAGTTGGCTGCTAAATGCCCCACGGCGGTTAAACATTCCGTACTCAACCGCAGGATCAAAAGTAAAGCCGTTCACATATCCCAGCAACCCGCGACCAGTTTTAGCATTCCTGATCAGGTTTCCAAAACTTATTCTCATTAGCGGACCTTGGTTGATAACCGTGGCTCCGCCACTGCCTTTGCCGGGATTATCATAAAGAGGATACAAGAAACTCATAAGCTTGTTGGCTTTGGCTAGGTTTTCTTCAGCATGTTCAAAAGAATCTGCGGGAACCCACCACGCTACAGACAAAGAGCGGCGAGTGCTCATAAACGTTGCTATGGGGTCCATGCGTCCATACACATCCTCAGCGTTCCACTGTGAAGAAAAGTTATCACTGAACAAGTCTAGGAATGCCGGGAATACTACCATCTCTCCTGTGGGTACATGCTTAAGCGTTAAATCTTCACCACGCTCTTTAAACTGATGCCTAGAACCTTCTGAATATATATTTGGATTAAACGGCATTATTCATCTCCTTGTCTTCTTTTACGCCATGGGGCTGGCATCGGCGAGAATCACTTTCCCGAGCTTCTCCCCGTTCACCTCCATGGTAGCTTGAACTGGACGGCTAGCTAGTGCCAAAACAGCATTGCTAAGTTTGTCAAACTTTCGCTCCAGGCTGCCGGCAGAACTACCTTTGCTGGCGGTAACTGTATCCATACGGCTTGTTATAATTGGACGCTGGCCGGCACGAGCAATCAAGGTTGGCTGTCCAGATGGGAGTGTTTTATCTTGCACCAATTCTGGGATTTCACGACCGACGCCATAACCAGCCATAAAACCACCAGCACCTGTCAAAAATGCCAGTGGTCCGCCCGCCAAACCAGCAGCGCCGGCAACAGCAGCGGTGGAGGACCCAGCAAGAGTACCGGCCATAAGGCGCTTTTGGGCTGCCGATTGCTCTTTATCATCAGCCATGAACCCTATTGACTGAAGGACGTCTTTTATAATCAGAAAGGGTATAAGGATCTTTTTCGCAAACCAGGCCAACTTTGACATAAAACTGCCAGCAACTCCTAACATTTTTGCGAACCTCATGGCTGCTCCTGCCATCACAATCACATAGCTCACCATTCTCCCAAGTGGGCTAGCCACAAGCCAGTTAATTCCTTCAGCTATAGCGCCAAATGCTTCTATCAGTCCGTTGAGCCAAGGCGCTATATTGATAAACAGTTGTTCCCAAGCCTCACTGAATTTATCTGTGGCTGTTGTATATTTTTCAATTCTATCTTGGTTGTTCGCTTGTTCTCTTTGGAATTTACGCATTTCCATCGGATCGCCCAAAAGTCGCTCAGCAGTCAAAACATCTGTCTTGAGAATTTCTGCAACCATTTGCTTCTGGCGGCGTCCCATATCTTTCATGTGGATTCCGCGCATATCAAATTCTGCCCGGAGAATCTTCAGGCGCTCTTCGGAGGAAGTCCCCATCATTTCAACAGAATTGAGTTGGAGTCCTAATTGTGCATTTAACTTGCCGGCTACATCGGCAGCGCCTTCGAAGGTATCAAACAATTCCGAAATGTCAAATGCCTGTCTGGTGGTCAGTCCCAAAGTTCGTGCTTGTTGGTTCAATTTTGTAAAGACCCGGACACCATCAGTGCCAAATCTCGCCATTTGTGGACCCAGGTCCTTAAAGTCATTCACAACTGCTGACAAGGGTTGCCCTGTTCTAATGGCTAGATTTTCAAATTCTGCCATGGCTGCGAGTGCGCCCCCACGAGTCAGTCCGAAACCCTCATTAAGTTGGTCTAGGGCTTCGGAAAACGCTCCAGCGTCCACGCCCAGCTTGTTAAAACGACCAGCAAGGGCATTGGTTTCTGCCCGCGCAGTTTTACTCAAAGCTGCATACATTTTAAACCCAACACTGAGGGATCCTACAATTTTCTCGCTTTCGGAAAGTGACAGAAACAGTGCATTTCCGTGACTGTCAGCCAAATCATACACATCTTGACGTAAAGCAGTTGTAAAGCCAGTCTGCTTAGCTAGGCTGATATTTAGGGCATCTAGTCCTTTGGCTGCTGAACGGGTGCCTTTAGTTATTGACTTGCCCAGTTCGGCGAAAGCATCAGAGTAATCTGTAACACCTTCTTCGTTTATTTTTATCTGCTTGATAAAATCTACATTTGCGCCAGTAAACTCCCTAATGCCGTCAGAGACAGCCTTGGTTCGTTTATTAAGTTTGTCTTGGGCATCTGCGAGTTCTATAAGCTTTTTGGTCGCTTCATCAACTTCATTATGAAACGACTCTAGTGCTTGTTGATCAGCTTCGGATAAATCAATGCCGGCTTTTTGAAGAGCCTGTTGTTCTTTTCTGAGGTCAAGATATGCTTTAAGATCTTCATTCAGTTTTGCCTGGAGATTGAGGCGGTCCCTGTGTGCATTGTTGGATCTATTCTGCAAATCGGCTTGCTCTTTCAGGAGCCGATTAAGTTGTGCTATCTGATCTGCATTTGCATTATTGTTATTGTTATTGTTTTCGTTGGTCATCTAACCTACCCCTTGATAGGCCAGTTGATGCCGGCTTCTCTCTCAAATCTCTTGATGGCAATCTCAAGCTTTGCTTTTTGACTATAGGTCATTGGATCATCTAGTCCGTACTTCTTAATGAAGTCTAGGTACTTTTTTTCATTCACCAAGGCGTCAGTAAATCTCTCTACTTCTATTCTGTTGCCTTTGACTCTGACCGGGACTCTGCGTCCTTTGAACATTTTACTCAAAAGGTACTCAATCCACGCAGCAAAAACGTGGAGAATATTTTCGTTTAGCTCGTTGCCGCGAAATTGCGTAAGGTCTAAAACGTCGTTTTCAAAATCTATTTGCACTTGATAAATACTCCTAGTCCCATGTTTACTAAGTAGTTTCGTAAACTAATTCTTACGGAGTATAGGTCCGCCCTCGTCCCTTGGAAGCAGCAGTGTTTGATTTAATTGAATCGGATTCTTTATTTTTTTGCTCTACAAGACGGTTTAAAAACCAAATACGAACACTTACTGGCAAGTTATATGACTCAAAGAAACTCCAGCCGCCATGATACTTTAGTTGAAAAATCTGCTCGTAAACACTTTCTATATATTCATCATTTAGGCCAAAAAAAGTCCGCAGAGAGCGGAACCTCCATGTCCGCCGCGTGACCGCAATTGGTGCAGACATACTCTTGTGTCATATCAATGTTAGGAACACACTCTGAATAAGCTGTCCTCAAAACTCGCGCATCTTTAGCTGGAACTGCCTGAATGAACGCCTCTATCACCAAGGGCGAATCATTGCCGTTCACGCTGACAATGTAGCTTCGGAACATATCCGTCATTGTCCCTGTTGCTAGCTTCTTTTTCTGCTTTCTGGTAGCTTCTTTGTAAAGGCGAACCTCATCCTCACCTGACAACATACGGCACTCTACCTGGGCGTTTGTCATTGGCAATGCGATCACCAAAGTGCCCCCGTCTGTTAATGTAACATTGTGAGAGTCTATATTCTCTGTAAAAGGAGTAATATTAGGGTCGCTGATATCAAATGAAAACTCATCCGTCTGCCCGCAGCCGGGGCATGTCACATTGGTCTCGTAATCTGCCCCATATCCTGTTCTTCGTGCTGCCACCAGTAGGGCATTTTTGTCACCGATCAACAAGGACCCGATGCGAACATCCTTATCAACAACTAGATTCTGAAGCATCCTGTCCAAAGCGACTCCTTCTTTTAGAAGGGCTCGGGAAGTGAGGATATCCTCCTCCTTGGCTGTCATGAACTTGATCTCTACCGACTCCTTGTTGTGGAGAGGGTGTCCGGGTTCGTAAAATCTTCCTCCACTGGGCAGTGTTACGAACTCTGTTGGCACAGACCATGAAAATGCTGGTTGTGTATCAGGCGCACCAGCGCCTACTGTTGTTGCAACAGCAGGAGTTGGTGTATCGTCTTGGGGGGTAAAGTCTTCAGGAAATCCTGTTCTATTTTCATTGCGACTCATTTGAAACCTTTCTTTTGTCTATTATAACTTATGTCTCTTGTTTCGTTTAGGATCAGTCGGCAGCGGCTGTTTGGTCGCGACCATTAGCCTTTGTCTGCACGAGCTTTGCCCAATCATAAGTCACTTCAACAGTCACCTCATTCATGTCGTCGGAAGAATAATCCAAGCTACCACCAAAATCAACGGATGTGATGAAGGGGTTGATTAGCTCCCAGCGTTCAATAATGTCGCCGTTCTCATCAATCTGATCAATAAAGATAGAGCCGATCTGGTCGGCAAAGAGCTTTTTACTCAAACTGAGCTTAGATCTGGAGGCTGTGGTGGGAAACTTATAACCAGAAGCGCCCAACACATCAAGGAAAGCAAAGGAGAGATCTGGGTCTACAGGGTCTACCAAAGTAATTGAAATTGGATCCCAGGTAACTCTGCCGGGATATTTAAAAGTGTGGTCAACGTACTGATGTTCAATTGTGCTAACATTTGCCTTTGGCTTGCTAGCGGTTTTGATTGTCCAGACGGGGATAGCACCCTGTCCAAGTGTGCGACTGCTAAACTTAAGTTCAAACCGAAACCTACGCTTAGGCTCAGTTCTTACGTCGTTCCAAAATAAGCTTGACATTATTTATCATACTCCTCAATAATATAATTAGTCGCCTTCAAATTAATCCTCAAAGGCTGCCCCACTGTTTGTAACTACAAAATCAATTGCGAAGTACTCTACAGAGCGGGTAGGCTTGACGAGTAGCTTAGCGTAAATAATGTTGCGATCAACCAAGTCAGGCGTTGTGGTTGTTTCGTCAAGGACGAGACGGAAATCATCAATACCAAACTCAGCACGAACACTCTCTAATAATGGACCAGCCTGACCCAAGAAACGATCCCAAGTATCTTTTGTATTAGGACCGAACAAGAGTCGGGAAGCAATGAAGGAAATCTCACGCTTCAAGTAGATCATCAAGCGACGAACGTTGATACGGTCTAGAGCAGAAGCTGTCTGCTGTAGTGTCTTTTGTCCGAAGATGACAATACCCTCTGCTGGGAATTTAGCGATGGGGTTGATGTTGTTCTCGTAAAGCTTATCACGATCATCAGATGTGAGCCTTCTTGAGACGTCCAGCACGGGAAGCCCGGCTGCACCTTCGCTAAGACCACCGCGGGTAAATCCGGCAGGAGCAAACCATGGGGCGTTGATTCTGTCGGTAGAAGACAAAACACCGAGAGCAGCTACTGAGGGTGGTACCCACAAGTTCTGATTTGTGTTGGTGTCTAGAATTCTAACCCAGGGGTAATATGCTGCACCGTAGCTGTTGTTGATGCTACGAGCGGCTAATGTATCAGCAGCCTGTGTCGCTGTGTTGGCAGCGTTGCGAACTGCAACTGAACCAGTGTCTTCAGTACTTGGTGTAAAGCCGTACTGAATATCAATAATGGCTAGTGCGTCGCCACGATCGGATGCGGCGTCTAGCAAGTAGTTTGTCACTGCTGGCCGCCAAATGCCAGGAATGGTGACGGCGTTCATTTGAACGAAGTCTTTGTCGGCTGCGATGTTGATGGCTTTTCTCAAGGAGAATAACTCGTAAGAGTCTTTCTCGTCTGTTGCAGTCATCTTAGTATTTCTAAATGGCTCGCGCTCTTTAATGTTGTATCCGTCAGAACCACCGTGAAGAGTAGTAGTGAATCGGTCAATGCCGGCACTCAAGGCTGTCTTGTAAGAAGCGATGACTGGCGCTGTCAAGCTTGTGCCAGCAGCACGGTAGCCAGAACCATAGGTATAGCCTGCGGTTGACGAGCCAGAAACATTGTCAAGGGAAAATACCCAAGAAATTGTTGTTGGATCAGAAGCGATGAGGGCTGTCTGCTCGCCTTCAACATCGTGAGATGTAGAAGCAGGGTTAGAGTTGCTGGATACGTCAAACGAACGGATTCTCAAGCAATCGGGAATCTGAGAGTTGAAGAATGTATCTGTACCTGTTCTGCCTGTCCAAGCTCCCCAGTAAGTGCTCTTCAAGCTCTTTGGCTCACCCCAAGTTGACAGGGTGCGAAGAGGAACGCTTGG